GTCTAAGGTCAAATCAGGAGATCCAATTACAACAGCTGCACCATTCATACCTGCTGACCTAGAAATAACAGTAGATGGTATTAGCGGTATCATAATGGGAAACGCATTTACAATCCCAGAAAACAGACTACCTCTTTCTTTAAGAGGAGATGATGGATTTACAAAAGTAGGGTTTATTGTAACGGGTCTAACACATACAGTAAATGAAAACGAATGGTTAACTAGAATTAAAGGTCAGATGATTAAACTCAGAACGCATTTAGACTATGGTGCAGTTCAGCAAATTACATCTACTCAAGCTATTCCTGCAACCGTTACACCAAACTACAAAGGTTTAACAGGATCTGCTGTAGATGATGCAGTCAATTTTATTAAACAACAGGAAGGATTAGCATCTACAAGGAAACTAGATACTTCCATTAAAAATACGGCTATACCGTACGCCTCTTCTACTGTGAATCCAAACTCAATAGTATATCCTTATAACCTAGAAGGAAATAAAAACTCAGACGGAACCCCTGCATTAACTATAGGATGGGGTACTTATGGAACATATAAAAAAGGAATAAGAGAAGGTAAATTTATATCTGCTAATGATGTTATAACGGTACAGGAAGCTGAGGCTAATTTAAGAGCGGAGGTAGGTAGATTATACACACAATTAGCAAATAAAGCAAGTACTGATAACGTAGCTCTAACAAATGGTCAAACTGTTGCACTACTAGATTTAGGATACAATGCAGGTAGCCCAACAGACAACCCTTTATACACATCCTTAGTAAATAGAACACAACCTAAACTACAAGACGTACTAAACTACAAAACTAGTACTTTTTCAGCTTCTTTACGAGATAGAAGACAAAAAGAATATAACCTTTTCATAAGTTAATATATGCCATTATCGTACTATCCACTAACAAGAATAAGAACAAATCTCTATACGAGAGGGGGTGAATTTACTTTACCCGATGGTAAGTCCTATACTGGCAGGTACTACACTACCTATGACGGTAAATCCTACACTGGTATCAATCCAGCCTTAGGTACTAATGAGCCTTTGACTGCAGTGACACCAAATACAACTGGGGTATCTGCATTACAAGCAATTTATACTGCTGCAAGTTCTCAAAATAATGCAAATGTTACCCAAAACGATCTTGAATTAACAGAACTTAAACCGTACTACCCAATACCACTTGATTCTGACTATGTGAGAGGGTATTTTACAAGATATTTTGCTAAGTACGTGACAGGTCCTGGCTATGTGATTGAAATATCTCCAACTGACTGGAGTAAAATTCAAAATGGTAACGTAAAACCTAACATGTTAAGCTATCTGACTACTAGTATTCTATGGCAGTTAACTGGACCTTTAAATAACACTAGAGTATCTCAATACCAGATTATAGGTGGTGTTTACGATACAAATAAAAGAACTACAGAAGCAGCAGCTGTTAATTTTGTAGGATTAGTGTCTTTTATAGGTGGTAATTACACAAAGTTTGCAAAAATAACTACAAATGTTGCTCCAACCGGAAGTAAGTAGTATGTTATTAGCAAATAAAAGTTATGTATTATATAGTAGAAACCAAAGAGCAGCTAGCTCAGCTACCTAAAGTAGATAAATGCTTCATAGATGTAATATCTTTATCAGAAGAATCACATCCTCAACTCACATCTCCTTGTGTTCTCTACTATAACGACTTCAGTAAGGGATACATTATCCCATTTAACCACACAGAAACCTTTTTACTTACCTTTGAAGACATCAAACCTCTGCTAGAAGGTACTGTTTACTTGCTAGATTATAAATGGCATGCTCAAATTTGCGATTTGCAAGTTGCAAACTGTGTAGATTTGTACCAAACTACCTTAGACGTATCAGGATCTATTAAGGATTTTAGCTGCTATACTAATGTCCATAGTGATTTTTACCGTAGATTTCCTTATTCGGAAGAAATTAATGCTTTAATACCCATTTCTAAGCATTATGAGAGGTGTGAATGTATGTTTGAGACAGTTAGACCTTATATAGGATTGAGCGGAAATTTGCCGTGGTTAAATGCCTATACAAACGCATATAAATGGGTTGAAGAACAAGGGATTACTATAGATGAAAAGCTCTTTGATAAGCATTTTGAACCTACTTGGAAGGCTAGATCCATTAAAAACGGTAAGATATACACTAAATACAATCTTTACAACATTACTTCTAGGCCAACTAATTCGTTTAATGGCATTAACTTCTTGGCTTTTACGAAGGATAATGGTTCTAGAGCAGCTTTTATACCTGAAAATGATGTATTTATTGAGTTTGACTTTGATGGATACCATTTAAGACTTATTGCTAACATACTAAACTTCAATCTACCCATTGATAAATCAGTTCACGAGGTGTTAGGACAGCAGTATTTTGGAAAAGAAGAACTAACTCTGGAAGAATACCAAGAATCAAAGAAGATTACCTTTAGACAACTGTATAATGGAGTAGAAGATCAGTACAAAGAGATTCCATTCTTTAAAGAAGTAGCAGAGTTTGTAGAAGAAATGTACAGGGAATATCAAGAAACAGGTCAAATTTACTTACCAAACGGTAGAAACTTTAGACAGAGTGGGTTTAACGCACAAAAATTATTTAATTATTACATACAATGTCTTGAAACTGTTAATAATGTTGAGAAGTTAACCAAATTAAAAGAGCTTTTCAAAGGTAAAAAGAGTAAGGTAGTATTAGTAGTCTACGATTCTATTCTCATTGATTACTCAACAGACGATCCTAAAGGCTTTCTTAGTAATATTAAAAGCATACTTGAAGAGGATGGCTATAGAGTAAAAGCACAAAAGGGATTAAACTACAACTTTTCACACTAGGAACTAACTATTTATTATGGATTACTTAGAACTAACTCAAGACCAATTGAAGAATAAACTATTCTGTACATTTTCAGCCAAAGATAAACTCGAAAACACCCTTACCACTATTCAAAGTGAGTATACTATAATGTATGGTAAGATATTCGTGTTAGAATCACCTGATTCTGATGAATACTTATGTACTTACAACATTGAAGTTGATAATGGTGGTACTAGGGTACTTCCAAACACGATTCTACTCCATAGAAAGAAAGAAAGCAACACGCTTTATACAATTAACAGCCTTAATTTATTAATTAAATCACTAAACGAAGGTGTATTAGATACATCTTTTCGTATTGACTGGCTAAACTACAAAAATACAATACTCCTAACTCAAGGAGAAGATCTCAAAAAGCTATCTACAAAGATTTACAAAATAGTAAACCTTTAGTTGCTATATTGAATCTTTATTTGTATATTCTTTATATAATGTAAATTTTTAACGAAAAACAAAGTATAATTATGGATTTAAATTCAATGAAATCCAAACTAGCTGCCTTACAAAACCCTAGGCAGGGTGGTGGACAAAAGCGCGACATGAGTTTAATTTTATGGAAACCAACAGTCGGAAAACATTCCGTTCGTTTAGTTCCATCAGTAGTAGATGCATCAAACCCTTTTAAAGAGGTGTATGTGCATTACGGAATTGGCAACCGTACAATGATTGCCTTAAGTAATTTTGGAGAAAAAGATCCCATCGTAGAATTTGCTAAGCAATTAAAAGCTGCAGGTGATAAGGACAATTGGGTATTATCAAAAAAGTTAGAACCTAAAATGCGTGTATTCGCACCAGTTATTGTTCGTGGTGAAGAAGAAAAAGGTGTACGTTTATGGGAATTTGGTAAGCAAGTTTACCAAGAGTTGTTGAGTATTGCTGATGATCCTGATGTAGGTGATTACACGGATCCAATTCAGGGCCACGATATCACTATTGAAACAACTGATCCTGCTACAAACGGAACAAGTTACAATCAATCTAAAGTACGTGTTCGTACTAAGGCTACTGCACTATCTGATAACGCTAATGACGTTAAAAAGTGGTTGACTGAACAACCTGATGTATTTAGCATTTTCAAAAAGTATAGCTATGATGAGATGAAAGAGTCATTGCTACAGTGGTTGAATCCAGAAGAAACTGCAGATGAAACTGCAGAGCCGGTAATTGAAGCAGCTCCAGCAAACGATATTCGTGCTGAAGTAGAAGCTAAGACAATATCTAAACCCGCATCATTTGCTTTGAGCACTAAGAAAAAAGCAAATATCGACGAGGAGTTTGATGAATTGTTT